TTACAAGATTCTTGTTTCTTCTTTGTGAGGTGTCCCTATGTCTACTTGTATTAAATGCTTCGTCCAACTTGTATCTTATTCCTTTTATTGCCATATCTGCGGGAAAAAGCAGGTCACGGCCTCCCGCAAGGCGCTGAAACGCCCCAACGGTTCAGGCACGGTGTATAAGCTTGGTGGTCGTCGATCTTGACCTTGGGTCGCCGCAAAAGACGGCGTGTATATCGGGTACTACGAGCGGAAGACGGACGCGCTTGCTGCACTGGATCGGCTGGCAGGCCGTCCGCTGGAGGAAAAATTCAATATGACCTTTTCCGAAGTGTTCACCGAATGGAAAGCCGAACACTATCGGGAGATAGGGGAGAAGGGCGTGGAATCCTATGACAGAGCCTACGCTGTATGTGCGCCGCTGCACAACAAGAAATTCCGTGACCTGCGAACAAAGGACTTTCAAGCCATCATCGACAGCAACATGGCAAAGTCCAACTCCACGCTGTCCAAATACAAGCAGCTCATGACCCAGATGGCCCGCTGGGCCGTCCGTGAGGAGATCGCCACAACCGACTTTGCCAAATATGTCAAGCTGCCCCAGCAGGTAAAAAAAGAAAAAGCCATCTTTACAGATGACGAAATCGCGCTATTGGAAAAAGACGGCTCCGACGCCGCCAAGATCGCCCTTATGATGATTTACACCGGTATGCGCATCGGTGAATTGTTCTCCCTTCCGCTGAAAGACTACCATGAATCGTATGTGATCGGCGGCGAAAAGACAAAGGCCGGCAGAGATCGCGTCATTCCCATCCGCCCGGAGGGCAGGAAGTATTTTGCATACTTCGCCTCCCGCGCCACTGGCGACCTGCTTCTGTCCGGCTACGACGGGCAGCGCATCCCCGCCAATTACCGCAAGCGTGACTTCTATCCGTTGCTGGAAAAGCTCGGTATCCCAAAGCACACGCCCCACGCCACGCGCCACACCTTCGCAACGTGGGCGAGAAATGCAGGCATCCAGCAGGAGATTTTGCAGAAGATCATCGGTCACGCAAGCTTCTCCACAACGGCGGATATTTACATCCATGCAGACGCGGAAAAGCTCATCTCTGCCGTTGAATCTGCAAGTAATTTGTAAGTAACCGAAAAAATCTAAAACAGCTTAACACGGATTCTGGTTATTGTTTTCCGTGAAACATTATTAAAACACCGCGAAAACCGCGCAGAAACGTTGTGAAATTCCGTTGTCCATATTTCACACGCAGGAGGTCACTGGTTCGAGTCCAGCAGTCTCCACCACAAAAATCCCTGTAACCGCAACGGTTACAGGGATTTTCTTATTTCCTCCAAAACACGTTTGTAAGTAACGTGTAAGCAACGTCACCCGTTCTCAACAACGTGCATTGCCTGCCGCAGCGCTTCCTTTACGTTGGGATCGTCGGTGTCCTGCATCATGCGCTCGATCAGATCCTTTGCCTTGCCCTCATCGCGGCTGTACCGGCCCATAGAATCCCTCTTGCGCCGATACGAGCTGCCTCTGTTGTAGGCGGTGCGCCCGGAAGACCAGTCGCGGGAATAGCCATCATCGCGGGAATACCCATCGTCGCGGCTGTAGTCACCGCTTTCAAACATGGCGATTTTGTCAATGTTCTTGATGGACGATGCCAGCTTGTGGATGGCGTCCAGTTCCGCAGCGCTCAGCTCCCGCTGGCCGGAAAACTCAGACAGCTCCTCGCACAGCATCTCCCGGATGCCGAAAAGCTCCTTCATGTTCATGTTGCCCCTCCTTTCAGCAGACGCGCTCCACGATCATGTTGCTATTGGCAAAGCTGATCGCCTGAGCGCTGGTGTTCTCCATCGCCACCGTTACGCAGCAGCCCCTCGGCACGTCCACGTTGGCAGCGACGAAGATATTGAAATAGTTCTCCACGGCGGCGGGCGTTACCGTTGCCACGGCGCTGGTCAGCGGCTCTCCGTTGATAGCCAGCGCAGCGGAGATTGCGCCCACCGTGCCACCGGTGGGGATGGCAATGTTTCCGCCGAAGGACACGCGAAACCGTGCCTTACACTGGTTTGTCAGGCCGCGCAGGAACACCTGCCCGCTGCCCTCGCGGTGTACGATGCAGGATTTGCCAGCAACGGCAGTTTCCGTCAGCGGTACATTCTGTCCGGCAGGAACAGAAACGATGTTGGTATTTACATATTCAGCCAAAATACTCACTCCTTTCAAAAATGCAGACGGCGGAGCTTTTGCCCCGCCGCCTTTTAATATCAGCCCGGAGCTGAACAATTTCCGTTTTGGAAATAGATTTCTATGCAGTTGTCAGCAGCCGGAGCAGCCGGTGTAGCTGCCAGCCCACGGGTTGCAGGATGCATACGCCGGGATGGGCGTAGGCCGCAGCTGGGAGATCAGGTAGTTGTTCTGTGCCGCCTGAGACGCCGCCAGACGCAGCTCCTGATTTGCGCTTTCCAGATCGCGCATCTTGGAGTTGGTCAGAAAGTCCAGGATGGCGCGGCTGTTGGCGTTCTGATTCTCCACGATGTCGCGGGTGGCGTTCTGCACGGTGTTCCGCGTGTCACACGCCTGCGTCGCCATGTCGTAACGCACCTGCGCGATGGCGGCTCTGTTCTCGCAGCAGCAGTTTGCCGCCTGCATCTGCATGGCGCTGAGCTGCTGCATCAGCGCGGCCTGCTGGTTTGCGCGGGACAGCTCGGCATTGCCGAATCCGGTCAACAGCGTGTTGTTCACGGCATAAAAGCCGTCGCACAGCCCGCCGTTGATGAGATCCATTTTGCGCTCGATGTTGGAGAAGTCGGAGGCCAGCACATAGCCGTCTACCACACCGCCGGAATTTCCGTTGTTGCCCCAGCCGTTGCCGCCCCAGCCGCAGAACGCAAACAGGAACAGGATGATGAGGAACCACGCGCCGTCACCGCCAAAGCCAAAGCCGTTACCGCCGCCATTGGCAGGGGTCACAGGCATGGTCATGGTGGGCATACCCTCGGAAAGAGACATAGTATCACTCCTTTTTGTTGATGTAATTTATCTGAATCGCGGCCACGATCAAGAAACAAGTTATGTTTCGCCTTATGTTTCGTCTTATGTTCTTGCTTAAATTTTGCTTAGACTTTGCTTATTCCATCAGACTTTGAAACTGTTTTGCCATCTGCTGGAGCTGGTTCAACTGCTGCTGTGTGAGCTTACCGCTTTGCAGCAGCTTCTCCACCTCCGCCTTGGGGTCGCCCTGAAAATTCGCCTTGAACTGCTTGAACTGCTGCACCATCTGCATAAAGCCGTTGCCGCCGCCCATTGCACCGAAAAACGGATTATTCATCGCTCTTTTCCTCCTTGCGCTTCTTGCCCTTCATTTCGTTCACAAGCGCCGCCAGCGCGTCGAACTCCTTACGGGTCACATATTCCGCAGCGGGCGCTTTCTGCGCGTCAGGAGCGCTTGCAAGCCGCTCCACAAGGTCGTACACCTTAAGCGTCGGCTTGCCGCTTGCATCGGCCTGTTTGAGATACACCGTGGGAGCCGTCGAATCCCACAGAGCCACCGCCGCATTGGGCGCGACCATCCAGCTTCTGGCCTCCTGTTCGCCGGATACCCACTGCACGCCGCTTTGCGGCAGGGGATTTTGCGGCATCGGCGGAATGGCCTGCATCTGCTGCTGCCTCAGCTGGGCGAGGTTGTCCTGCATCGGCGGCATATAGGGGTTTCCGTAGTAGGGATAGTTCATGCTTCATCCGTCCTTTCCCAGTAATACAAGGGTGTTTCGGCTCCGGAATCCCATGTGTCGTGCCAGTCTCCGTCTATCACGCACACCACATGGGACGCCAGCGCCAGCAGATATGTACCACGCGGGTGATCCATTGCAAAATCACTCACGGAATAGCTGTCCGAACAGTCCTCCGGGATGATATGCCGTGTAAAGCCCAGTTTCTTGAGATACGCGCCCCACACGTTGTTGGCGCTGGGCATATCCGCAAGCGCCAGACCCTGCATACAAAGCTGCACATACGTCTCATGCCAGCCCTGCCCCGTGGCGCGGCAGATCGCGCGAACAGGACAGTCTCCCACGTTCTTGCCAGAGGGATTCGGGTTATACCATACGAACATCACGACCACCTCTCTTTACCGCCAGCATACGGCAGATATCGCCGAAAAAAGCGTCAAGAAAAGGGCGAAAAAGTGCGTGTCGTTTTTTGTCGAACGATTTTTCTTGCGTTTCCCGCTTGTGCGCGTTACAATAAAAATACCCCGATCCCTTTCCTGCGTTCCATGTGCAGCAGGAAAGAAAAAAAGACACACCTACACGGTGTGTCTTTTTTCTGCTCTCAGGCCGTCGGCCATTTTTTTGTATGCGGTACGGCGGCGGCGCTTCACGCCGTCAACCGATACGTTCATGCGGAACGCCTGCTCCACGCAGCTTCGTCCCCGCACGTCGCATTCCGCGATGCACTGTGCCTCCTCCTGCGGCAAGTCAAAAGATTGGATCCACGCGATAGCTCTCTTTGGTGCCATGCTATGCAGCATAGCCCGTATTTCCCGGTGCTCCTGATTCATCCTGCGTTACGCAGGCTTGCGGATCGCCTTGCGGCGGGATGGTGCCATAGGATGGTTGCCCTATCGCCCGTTGCTCCTTTCCTTGATTTACGGTGCTCGCCACCGTTTTTTCAGATCATCCACAGATTTTACCTTCTGCTCCGTTTTCATAATCGCCTCGACGCCCTGCCGCACGTCCTTCTCATCGTAGCCGTGCTCCAGCATCTCCTTATAGATCATCCGCGCCGTTTTTGTGTCGTTCTCCTTCTGCGCCAGATAGAGCAGTTCGCACCAGCGCTTTCTGTTCCCGGCGCTCCTGTCCATACGGTAGATGGCTTTCTCCATCTCAAACATGATCCGCACGTTGCCTGTCTCATTGGCAGTACTTCGAGCAGCAGCCCACACGTCGCGGCCAAGGTTTGCCACGCTGACGCCAAATATCTTGCTCACAGCGGTCAAAAGCTGCTTGCAAGCGTAAGCGGTGGTATATTTGCCCTCGCCGGTAACGCTGCTGTACATCGTCTGGGTCGCCCGCACAATGTCGCCGATGGCATCTGCATCCATGCGCTCTACGGAGTAGCCTTGCAGGATGGAGATCAGATCCTTTGCATAGGGCAATCTTCCGACCAGCGTAATGTTGCCCTTCAGGTTTCCTTCCAGCAAAACGTTCTTTGCCAGCTCGCCGAAACTCTCCTCATCTCCGCTGACACCGGTAAGCGCCGCAAAGAAACGCGCCCAATACTTTTTCTCCTTGTCATCGTCGCGCAGCGCGTCAACAAGGGACTGTGCCAGCGAGTTTATAAGATCCGTTACCAGCAGCGCACCCACGGAGCGCTTCAACTGCTTCAATGCAGCGCTCCGCTTCTGCGTGTTGGTTTCAAAACGCCATGCGTCATAGGAGCGCATCAAAATATTCAGACTTTTCAGCGGCTCACCCATAAAGGACGTGGCCTGCCGCGTCAGCGCGTCGCTGTCCCGCATGATCTGCGTCCGCTGCATGATGCCGTCTACCACCTGCGTCTGGTCGATGACGTCCGTAAACAGCTCCGCCACCTGCCGGTAATACGCATTGCTGCCTACTTCCGTTTTTGTGTCTGCCGCCACCTGCCACTCGCAGGCGTTCCAGATCTTGCCCCATGTAATGGCGTCCGCATTGGCAGCGGCCCGGCTGCTCCAGTCGCTCAGCTTGTCCATAACGCTGTCGCTGGATCCGTACACCTCTCGCGCAATGGTGTACCGGCTTCCCTGGTCAAAGCCGGACGAATCTTTAATGCCTGCAATCGCCGCCCAGTTTCTGGCCTTGTCCCAGCCGTTGCCGTCCGTCACGCCTTTTGCGATGCCTTTCGCCATGTTCTCCGGATTGAGGATCACCGCCGCCCGGAAAAATGCCGTGGGCTGCTGGATGACCACGCGCCAGTTGGAGCCGACAGCCGCGCCCTTGGTATTGCCCACGATCCGCTCAATGCTTCTGGTGGTATCGCTGGAATTTTTCACCATGCCGTTCTGCATATCCCGCATCAGATTCCGCCAATACTTCTGCGCCGCGTCTCCGTATACGCCGGACAACACCTGCTGCATATTCCGCCCCGTCAGATTCCCGCTGCTGTCGCGGTACCGATAGTTGTACAGCCGATTGATATCCTCCATCGGTGCCAGCAGCGTGGCGTATTTGATCATGTCGCTGGCGTTCTGCGCAAACACGTCATACGCACCGCCGATGTCCAGCGCATTGCTGGCGTTGGGAGTCAGCGCCTTTGCGCTGCCCATGTTCTTGATCGAGCGCGCGTTGTCCGCGTCCTTCTCCACGCTGGAGGCCACCGCATCCTTTGCAGCCTTGATGGGCCAGTAATGCTCCTCCTTGAACTTCCGATAGCCGTACACCTGCATACTGGCGTTGTTGCCCCACTCCGCCAGTTTGGTGCTTGCCAGCTTTTGCAGACCGTTTGCCACCTTGACCTGCTCCGGCGTCAACACAGAGGTGATGGCCTTGATGTCATCCTCCGTCAGCAGAATGTTTTCATTTCCGCGCGGGATCTCTTTCAGCTTCCCGTCCCGCTTGATCTCCGGCTGCACAATGCCGCCCACCGTCAGATGGTGCATGGCCTGTTCGCCGCGCCGCGCCAGATTGTACAAGTTCATGATCTGGTCGGTGGTCAGCGTCAGTTCCACGCCCCGGCCGGTGGTGAAAGTGTGCCGGTCAAAGCGGTTTTTATACACGTTCTTGTCCAAGAACTTTTCCGCCTCGCGCTGCACATCTCTCAGCATCCAGTGCTGCTGATCCTGCGCGTTCCGCAGCGTTCTGTACAGCTGCTTACCCGCATCGCCGTAGGCAGAAAAGAACGTATACGGGTCTGCCATATCCAGCGAGATTTTGCGGTTTCGCCGCTTCCTGCCCATGCTGTCCGCCGCAAATCGCTCCGCCCACTCGCTGGTGCTCTTGTACTTCGCGGAGGAGAGCGTCTTGTCGTAGGTTGTCAGCGTCGTTTCAATGGCACGGATCGCGTTCCACACCGTTTCCAGCTCGGACACGCTCATATCCGCAATGCGCTTGCCGCCCAGCGCGGACAGAGAATCCAGCAGACCGCCGCTTTCCGTCAGCGCCGGGTCTACTACCATATTCCCCTCGTTGGTCAGAATATCATCATAGATCTGCTTGAGCCGGTCTGCCTCCAGCGTCCTTCTGGTGGGGTCGCCGTCCGCGTTCTTCCGCAGCCGCCCGTTTTCGTCGTAGCTGTACGCGCTTTCCAGATTGATATTTTGCAGCAGGCTTGCCACCGCCACACGCAGCCGCTCCGGAATGTGCTGCTTGTCCGTGGGATTTACCAGTTTGCGGGAGATCGCGCCGGTGTGCCGTGCGATCCGCGCCCGCATCGCCGTTGCCTTCCGTTTTTCGCTGCCCTTCTTGGTCTTCTCGTTGTACTTCTTCCGCAGCGCGTTTACGTAGTCCCGGCGCTTCTGCCGCTCACGGGACAGCATCTCCCGCACACGACCGACGGCCTCCTGCTTTTCCAGCGCACGCCTGTCTGCATACGTTTTCTTCTGCCGCACCTGATCGGAGATCATGCCGTCGATCAGCTGATTGGCGATATCCTGCACCGCCGCGTCCCTGTATCCCTCAAAAGGATTGTGGTAAACGCTGTCGAGGCCATCCAGCACATCACCGATTTGCAGCAGCTTGTCCGCCTCCGTATACACGTCGCCGGGGAAATAACCCTCGCCGAACATCTCCGTCAGCTCGCCGTACACGGTATCCACAGACGTGCCGTTGTCCTTGTTCAGCTTCAGCGTTCCCAGATGGCTCTTTCGGAAATCGTTGTAGTTTGCCATGTCCCCGCTAAACTGGATGGTCTGCCGCTTCAAATGATCCCGAATTTCCAGCAGCTCCGCGCCGTACTCCGTTAGCTCAGAGGTGTTGTCCACGATGGCCTCCGCCACGGCCTTGGCGTGGGGCATCAGATCCTCCATCGTCACGTCCCGGTTCATCACAGCCTTAGCAAGCGCGTCCATCTCGCTCTGCACGTCCGCGTATTTCACATCGCTGCCGTACTCGCGGATGAGATTCTGCCCCAGCTTCTTCACGTCCCGCGCCACAACAGACGGCTCTTTGCTGATGCGCATTTCGCCCTTCAGCTCCTGCACCCGCTGCTTCAGCGCCTCGTTCTGCTTGGCCAGCGCGTTTCGCTCCTTTTTGAGTTCCCGCGCCTCGCGTTCCACATCCGCCGTATTCTTGAGCTGATACCGAAACTTGCCAAGCTCAGACACATACGGTGTCGTTCCATTCTCGAAGTACGCCTTTATGTCGTTGACGACCTTGCTGCTGTGCGTCCCCTTCGGGTATTCCGTGCTGGACAAGGTGTTCCCGTTGGCGTCATCCAAATCCAGAATGACTTCGCCTCTGTTCTTGCTAATGAAGTCTGCCAGAGAATCAAACTGCGCCTTTGTGGGAATGACCGACAGGTTGATACCGCCGCTTTCCGGGCTGATACGGATATTCCCCTCGCCCATAAACTGCACCATCGCGCCGCTGTAATCGTCCCCTCCGTAATCAAGCCCCAGCGCGTCACGGATATCCCGATGATCCACAGCGCGGTAGCCGCCGGGGCCACCATCATGCCGTCCAGAAAAATCCAACTTCGTGCCGTCCGTTGTAATGTATCCGGTTTCGTTCCAGCTGTACGTCTTTCCAAAAAATTCCTTCGCTGATTTTACATGGTCTTTTTTCTCTGCCTCCGAATAAGCTTTCAGTGAAAATTGCGGCTTGACATTCTCGCCATCGGCGGGTATACTGGTATTAGAAGGTTTTGGCGCGAATACCTCCGAATGCGTTTTTGCAGAGAAGGAGGCGGCGCTGATTACCTTCTTTTTTTCTATGTCAACAAGGTCATAGAGGTAAGACTTTCCATCTGCGTCGTTGCGTATGAGCAGCGTCCCGCCATAGACGGTATAATGGTCTATGGCTTTTTTTGCATTCAAAATAGGAACCGCAAACTTCGCATCATACCGATACCATCCATTTTTTGCATCTTCCGCGTGCTTGGGCTTTACATTTTCGCGCCACTCGCCATTTTCAGCCAACAGAAGCAACTCATCCAGATTGGTTGCCGCCTGCATTTTAACTTCCCGAATAGATTTTCGCAGGTTTTTCGAGTATTCGGAACTTCGATATTCTCCCGGTAAGTCCTTCCCTACATAAACAGGCTGTGCATCCGCTAAGATGGTAGAAAACGGGTGATCGGCGTCCACCAGTGTTTTCAGATACGCTTCTGCTGCCTTAAAATCGCGCGTATCGTTCTCTGTGTCGATAACAGTCATGGTTTCTCCGCCGACGTTACGGATCATATACCGCACGCCGTCGCCCTCACCGGCGGCGGTTTTTGTTTCCTCCGCCTGCCGCTCCGCCGCGTCAAAAGCCGCCTGCCATTGTTTGGCAATGGCCTCCAGCTCGGCAACGTCCTTGCCGTATGCCTCCTGCGCCGCCATGTCGCGGTATTTTCCGGTGAACGCGGTTTTGACCTTGGCAAGAAATTCCTTTAAGCTGTCCAGCAGCTTTTGCGCCGCCGTCCGGTTTTCCTTGGAGAACTTGGCAAACAGGTCTGCGTCATCCAGCATATCACCGGCGAAGTCCGCCGCAAGCTCGTCCATCACACCGTCCCGCGTCAGCGTCACGCCCTCCTGCTCCGCCGTCTCCATGTACCGCTCCACGATCTCCGCCTCTGTGTCCGCGCCGTTTTCCCGCATCTTGTACTCCACCGCAGCCTGCCGGAACTTCCGGTATTCAGCGGGGGACAAGTCCTGCATCCGGTGGGTGATCTCGTGGGCGGTCACGTTCAAAAGCGGCTTGTCGCTGTCGGCGGCGATCTGGATGAGATTCTGCTCCTTGATGTACTGGCCGTTGGCTTTGCCGCCCAGCACCTGATCCACGATCTCGATCCGGACGCCCAGCTTCTTGCCCCATGCGTTCAGCGTGGCGGCAGTGTCCTTCTTTGCTGCGATCAGGCCCCGGCTGTACTCGTTATCCGCCAGACCGGCGCCCGCCGTGGTGGTCACGGACGCCACCTCTGCGTTCTCCCGCGCCAACTGCGCCCGCGCGTCCTCCAGACCGGCGTTGTACGCCGCGTAACGCTGCTCCGGCGTCAGCATCGCCGCGTACTTGCCCTTGGCCTTGTCCGCCTCGATGCCGTTCAGTCCCGCGTTGTACACGCTGGAAAATCCCGCATACAGGGAAGGGGCGTCCTCTGCCGTCCGGCTCATTTCCTGATACGCCTTTTGCCCGTTTTCCAGAAAGCCGCCTACGCGCTTTTCTGCGCGTTTCTGCGCGGCAGGGGTGGGAGGCGTAGCCCTCTGCGTTTCCTGCGTCACCTCGCGGCTTGCAAGCCCCGCAATGTCCCGTTTTACCTGACTGATCGGCTTATCTGTGTCCAGCTTCACGCCGGTGCGCTGCTCCAGCACCTCCACCGCCACCGGGTCACGGGCGATAGCCGCCGCCTGATTGCCGGTGATGGTCTCGCCCCGCGTCACGGCCTCCACCGCCTCTGCCGCCTTTGTGTTGATCTCCGGCGCGGTGTTCCGCTGCACATCACGGTTGTACTGCGCTTTTGCCGCGTCATACGCCACGCGGTTTCCCAGCGCATTGACTCCGATTTGCCCGCCGGACAGGATTCCGCCGACGACCGCGCCGCCCGCAAATTCCTCTGCCGCCGCCGCAGGGTCAAAAATGGCGTCATTCCCAATACCAACCAGGGGATTGCCCTTGTCGTACACGGCGTTCTGCATCGCACGTTCGATCACGCCCTGCACGACTTCTTCCTTGCCCTCTTCCAGCATGGAATCCACCCACGCTTTCCATGCGGAGGTGCCGCCTTGCAGCTCCTTGGGCAGCGTCTGGATACCGCCGCCGACCTCGACAGCCGCGTTCATCAGGCCGTTCCCCACGGCGTATACCGTGGCGCGGAAGTCGTCTGCACCGTCCGCTTTTGCCTGTTCATATCCGGGGCCAAATACTTGCGCAAAAGAAAGCTGGAAGTTGGGGTCTTTTGCCATCGTCCGCATACTGGTCGAAATCGTGTTCACAATGCCGGGAGAAGCCGCCGCACGCGCTGCCAGCTGCTCCGCAGTCATAACAGAGCTTGCGCCGCCAGTAAGGATAGCCGCTCCGGCCTGCGGCAATGCCGCAACAATTGCCGCGCCCAGATCTTCTGCGACCTCCGCTGCCCGTCCGCCACGCGCCGTATTTTCGGCGTACTTCTGCCGCACACCTTCCGCCTCTGCGTCAATGGCCTGATTCCATCGGTTGAAAAGCCATTTGCTCGTATCAGGAGCCACAATGCCGTTCGAACCTTCTTTAATAAAGGCGCCCAGCATATTTTCGGCCCACGCTCCCACGCTGCTTCCTGCCTTGGCAATCTGCGTCAGACCGATCTGACCTGCCTTTGCAAGGCCCTGACCGTAATTATACCCTTCCCCGAAAATACGCTTGTCCGCACCGTAATTGCCAGCACCCAGTGCAGCAATGCTATACGGTTCCCGCGTCGTTTTCTCCGCATATTTCGGTGCAGCCTCCGCAGGCTTTACCTCGCCCATCTCTGCGGCACGGCTAAGGATCCGCGACCGCGCCGTGTTTTCTTCCGGCTCCTTTACTTTTCCAATGGCATTTGCCCGCAGCAGGATCCGCTCCTGCGCGGTGCTGCCCGTGGGTCTCGGCATATCGTTTCCCCCTTATCTTGTCAGTTTGACAGGATTCCGATAGTTTTTCTTTGTGGTCGGCGCAAACACAGGCTCGCCCTTTTTATTCACGCCAAGCAGCTTGATCAAGCCCTTCTTTTCCAGCGTCTCCGCGTCCTCAAAGCTGACCTGCCCATAGTTGGGAACGCTGACGCGATTGGTGCTGGGCTTCGTATAGTATTTGCCTGTGTCTCCCGTGGATGCCTGCACCCGATCTCCGCCTCCGCCGCCGCTACCTCTTGCTGCCAGCCTTGCCGCCTCCAGCGCCGCTTTTTGTGCCGCCGCCAGCCGCTCGTTGTAGTCCGCCAACTCGTCCCGGTACCGTCCATACTCATCATTGACCAGATTCCGATATAGCATTGCATCGCTCAAAATATCGCTTCGATCCTGGTCATACATTTGTCTGGCCACTTGCTCAAGCTGCGACATATAGCTGTTGTACTGCTGCTGTGCCGCCGTGGATGCATAAGAGGATGCCAGACCGCCCGTTCTCGCCGCGATTTGGCCGAGTACGTCCTGCATACCCATTCGCCCGCTGTCGCTGTACCGGTCGGCCAGTGATCTGTACTGCTCTCCCTGCGTCCAGTCGCCAAAGTTCATACCGGTTAGCTGCTTTGCCAACTCATTCAGCTTTTCCATATACTGGCTGTTGAAAGATGGACGTTCCCCAATGTCAATGGAGGGGATATGCGATTCCATCTGGTAGCTGCCGCTTCCTCCGGCAACGACGCCGCTTTGCGGGGTATTTGCCGGCACATTATTTTTCAAAAACGGAGACGTCCCTGTAATGGCAGAAACAATCGCCGCATTCGGAACAGTCGGCGTGATTTTGGGATATGCCGCCCCGGAAATTGCGGAAATAAGCGCAGCATCCGGCACAGCAGACGCCCCGGATGGTTTTGCCGCTCCGGTAACCGCGCCCACCGTCCCCGCCAAAGCGGGAACAGATGCGCCGTTATTCCATTTATTCTTTTTATTGTTGATTCGATCCGCGAATCTTGCCATTATAGCACCTCCTGTCCGCTATTTTCCAAAGCTGCCACACGCTGCTCCAGCGCAGCATACTTCTTTTCTGTTTCACCCACGCGCAGCTCCAAAGCGGTGTACTTGGCTTCCGTTTTGCTTACGCGACCGGCAAGCTCTGCGTAGTCGTTTCCAAGCGTCGTTACGCTTTGCAGCAGCGCAGAAATGCTGGAGCCTTGGCTGTTTACGGTGCTCTGCAAGGCAGATACCGTGTTTTGCAATGTCTGCAAAAGCATATAGGTTTCCGTACTGGATACACCTGCTGCACTGACGGTTTTGCCAACATTGCTGATTGCCCAATCTGTCCGCTGACACATATACCTGATATAGTCCTCGATGATCCGGAACGCAGCTTCCGGGTCTGATTTTGGTATCGCGTTTATGCTCTCCGGAAATACGATCACGTCACGTCACTCCCCAAAATAAACTCTCTGGATATGCCAAGGATCGCGCACGGGCCTTTACCCTCCAGGCGAAGTTCAAATTTATCACACCGGTTTGCGGCAAAACGCATCCGTGTCACGTTGACCTCGCGCCCGACTGCTCTTCCGCACTCCTTCCACGGCTTCCCGTCGCAGCGCATTTTTACGATCACATAGCTTCCCACTGGCAATTCCAGCCGCATCAGCAGACGCGAATACGCTTTTTTCCCGTTCAGCGTTTCATACATTGGCGCAAATTGCACCATCCACATTTGCGTCTGAGGCGTTTCCTCTCCATCCAGCAGATAAATGTTCCCGCCGTCATCCAGCATATACAGCTGCCGACCAAGCCGCGCAAAATCAACCGCCTTTGTTCCGTCCTCCAGCACCCAAATACCCGTTCGGGTTTCGTACACCATCAGGCGGTTTGTGTCGCCGTCTTTTACGCTTAGGTAATAGCTGTCACCGTCGTTGCCCGCCACCGCGTCCGAAAAAACTTTTTCTCCAAAGTTGTCACTGATCAGAGTAGGTGTGCCGCCGGAATAGGCATATACCCCGTGCGGCCCCTTGTAAAACAACATATCGTTGATAACCTGCTGGCTCTTGTGACAGCCATCTTGCAGACCTTCTATCTCATAACTGTACATGGAGTATTCCGCCGGATAGCTGCCCAGCATCTTGTGCAGCTTTGTTTCTTTCCAGAAAAGCACGGAGGAGCTGAGCTTGCAGCATCCTGTAAATTTCCCCTCCGTTCCCACCGCCAGCGTATAGGAATCCGTTGAAAGCCCCTCGTACACATAAAAGTTGGTCGGATCACCTAACGCACTGGCGTACAGGGTCTGTGTTTTACTGTTGCACCCCCATAGCCGGTTTTCGCTCTCGCAGATAAAATCCAGATCTGGGATCTTCCTCTCCAGCTTGATCCCTGCGCTGTTTTCCGTTGCCTCTGTAAATGTGTTGTCGGCCACAGTGATTTCCGTGGCGGTGACGGCTTTGATCACAAAATCCTTGTTGTTCGCGCTCTGCGCCACACAGCCGGACATCGTAACGCCGTCCCCCGCCTTGAAAAGCGTTGTCAGATCAGGCCATCCGCTTACCGTCATTTTGTTTTTGGTGAACGTGGCCTTGCTGCCGGTCACTGTTGCCGCCAGCGGCTTTAGCTTTTTGTCGTTGATGTCCAGATATACCTTGTCCGGCCATATCACCATCTTCGTGTTGATTACGGCGAACTGCTTTTGCCCTGCCGCCACCGTTCCGATCTTCTGCCCGTCATACAAAAGATCTGTACCCTGTACCACAACCAGTTTGTCCCACGCCGTCATTGCCGTGGCATTCTTATAGGGGCCTTTTTTTACGCGGCCTTTTCGCGTGGTAATATAGGGCCACCGTCTTGCAGACACATTTAGGCTATCCCGCAAATCGCCGTCTTGCAGCGCGTCTGACCAGTTGATGCCGCGCATCTGTACAATGTCCACTTTGTTTGGCCGCAGATCATACGGCAATTCCGGCATTCGCATCACATCACCTGCACATTTCCGCCATACGCAGGGCAGTTGTATCGCCGCCACCACGCCATCGCCTCACCCAGCGCCTCGTCATACACGGCTTTGTCGTTGCCGTACAGCGCTGTTTCGTTGTTGTAGTAGTCAATTTGGCTGCACAGATACAGCACATACACCCGGTCATACGGGGAAGGGAGCAGAAGCTCCCCGTCCCCCGTAGGCCAGTCGTGTACGCGGGATTCTGCGCATAACCTTTCCGCGATCTCCTTATCCAGTCCCATCACCCACGCCGCCTTTTGCTCGTCGCTGATGGTATTCATCCGCAGCTCATCAGCCTTGGAGATCGTTTCCGTCACCGTCATGCTTTCCCTCCTTACTGTCCCAGCAGCTTGCCCCAAGTCCCCTTTCCGGCGATACCGTCAGCACCGAGACCGTACTTGGTCTGGAACTTCTTCAGCGTCGTCTCCGTGCCGCTGCCGAAGTCGCCGTCTGCACCGGCCGCGCCGCAGGAGAACCTGTAGGCGATTAGCGCCGCTTGTAGGGTCTTCACATCTGCGCCCTTCATGCCGCGCTTGAGCATCCGTACCTGCATAGGGATGGTCACATCCTGCGCCGCAGGTGCAGGCACCGGCACGTTGGCGCTCTCCACAAAGGGTACGCCCAGCGCCGCGCACAGCCCCTTGGCGATGGTCTCGCCGATCAGGGTGGTGTTGTCAATGATCCACTGCGCGATGCGGGGGACGTCGTGAAAGTCCGTCTCGATATACACTGTCGTGGCGGCAGGGTGCTTCACCTCGTACAGCGCGGGATACGCCCGGATGACATCCGGCGCACCCGGCGTCACAGGCCCCAGCACATCCAGCACCGCCTGACACGCCTTGTACCCGGCGCTGTTCCGGTCACCGCTGTAACAGAACAGGTGCGTACCGCTGGCCTTGCCGTTGCAGGCGTTGGAATGAATAGGGACGTGCAGATCAGCCCCAAAGCGGTTGGACGCCGCCACACGGTTCTGCATGGTGTCGTACTGCCCCAGCATGACCTCCACGCCGGAGCGCTCCAAAGCGGCCTTGCAAGCCTCGGCAATGCGTCCGCACTGGATGGCCTCGGTGGTGTCGCCCACCGCGTAGGTGTTCCGCCGCTGGTCGCTGGGGGACAGATACACCCGCTTAGCCATTGTTGCCCGCCTCCTTGTGATACTGCGCCGTGCTGATGCACAGCACCGCGCCGAGGAACGTGTCCACGGCGGTGATGGTGGTCACCACCTCGTCTGCGTAGGGCCACGCCCACACCGCCGCCAGTGCCGCGTACAGCGTGGCCACGGCGGGCATAACGATGATGACCAGCCATTTCATAATGTCGTATACCTTGTTGTTCAGCTTCATAATGCTTCCTTTCCGGCCTGTCGGCCTGTTCCATTTTATGCCTCACCGAATGGGCAGCTTCCGCACTTCCTCCATGACCCGCCGTGCGCTGCCGTTGCCGCCCATCTCCTCATACGGCTCGTAGAGATACACCTGTAAATTCTCGTACTCGTCCTGTGTGACGTAACCCCGCTCGATGTACACCATGCCGAGATGAATGATGCGGTCGTGAGCCAGCCCCACCAGCATCTTCCGCTCCGCCTCGTCTGCCTTGCTGCGCTTGGCCGTCAGCTCCATCCGCTTGAGGACCACCTTGCTCACCACGCCCCACAGCGCCGTAGAGGTCAGCAGCGCCACGATCAGCGGCACCGCCACCTGCGTCCACACTTCCATCCGGTCACCTCCTTACAGCTCCGCGCTGTTGGCGTACAGCGTCGCACCGCCCACGTTCACCGTACTCTGCACGGGGTCTGTCCGCATAACGGGGCGGCAGTCCAAAGCCTTGGCGGGACGCGCCGCCGCCGTTGTATAAACCTGATAGTACCGCTGGCACGCCGCCAACTGCTCTCCGAGCTTCGGTATTTCGTTCAGCACCCATACGCCGTTTTCCTGATGGGCCAGCGTCTGCTGAGAGCCAAGCTCCAGCTTGGCGGCGATGAGATTGACAGCTTTCCCCTTCGGGACGATGAACGATACCTGTACGTCCTCGCCGCCGTTCAGTGTGCCGAACACGCCCGTCGTTGTAATCAGGCTGCCGCTGCCTGTTTTTGACGGCAGCAGATGGCTCCAGCGCGTCCGGTCACGGACATTCAGCGTCACGTCTACTCCATCCGGATTGGCTACCAGCAGCGAAAGCGTCATCTGCCTTCCTACGAACGGAGTCGCCTCGTTGTTGGGCAGCATGCAGTTCATCTGGCCGACGTTCGTTTCCGATGTAGTCGACAGCGTAGCGGTGGCCACGGTGTACTTCGTGCCCTCAAACTGCACTGCCCAGCGGTCGATACAGTAGATATTTCCGCCGCCGGAGCCCGTATACTCCGCCTGCCCCCGCTGATTCACCGGATTCCCAAAGTACCAGTTGTCCAGCAGGTTAGGATTACACGGAAACGCCTTGGTAGCGATCACGCTGCCGCTGATGGAGATGTTCTCCCCGGCAGTGTAGGGCGCAGGTGCGTTGATGTTGTCCCGTGCCTGCTGCTTCTGTTCCTCCGTCAGCGTTTGAGCTGTGTTGTACTTAACGGCGTTCTGTACGTCGGCAAGATCACGCCCAAATTGCGCCTCAGAGCCGACATAGCCACTATCAGATGCCGTTTCGTATGCGCTTTTCCCGTCAGCACCGGGGTCTCCCTGCGCACCGGGCGCACCGTCCTTCCCGGGAAGACCGCGTTCGCCCTGCTTTCCCTCTGCACCGGCTGGGCCTGCCGCGCCTTGTGCGCCAGCTGGGCCGACCACCAATCCCAAATCAATTTCAGGCATTATTTTGTTCCTCCTTACACTGTTAGTATTAAATGGCCAGCGCTGTTAATGGAAAGATTCGGCGGTACGTTCCCCGTATAAGACAGGATCAGATGTCCGGTCTCATCGATCCGAAAACCATACATACCCTCCGCCTCAACCAACACGCCAGCTGGGCCGGTATCGCCCTTTTCTCCGGGCGCACCGTCCTTGCCGGGCGCACCGTCTTTGCCGGGCGCACCGTCCTTCCCGGGGATACCCTGTTGTCCGGTGGCGCCCGTCGGGCCTGTTTTGCCTTTTCCGCTGATGCTGCTTTTGTAAAAGCTTCCGCTTTCCGGATCCCATAGCATCCAGTATCCGTCTCCGCCTAAATACGGGTATTTCCCAACGGCGCTTTCCGCCTTTGCCGCGTCCTGTCCGGCTAAAACGGCGTCCCGTCTGGCGCTTTCCGCGCTTGCCGCCGCATTTTTTTCACTTTCCCTTGCGGCATTGGCGTTATATGCCGCGCTGGTTTCACTTTGCTTGGCGGCATTTTTGCTTTTCTCGGCCTCTTCGGCGGCGGATCGTGCATCCGCTATCGTCCCGATGATTGCCTCGATCTGTGTCTGCATCTGCGCTGCCTGTGTAGGCGGCACGTCCTGCTCCGTTTCTGCGCTGCCGCTCCACTTGCTTTCACCCACGGTAAAGGTGCCGTATACCGCCGTAGTCGCCCGTGCCTCTTTGCCGCCGGAAGCCTCTGCGCCCTTGATGGCAAGCGCCATATCTCCCGCATACTTTTTCGCCCCGTTCGGCACCGGCACAAGGTAGACGTTGGTGGTGCCGCTCTCCAACATTTGTGCAGCCAGCAGCACCTCCACGGTGCTCTCACCCAGCGCATCGCAGAACTGTACCGTTTTCGCCAGCCCATCCCACATAGGCGAAAACTCCATCCGCAGCACCACATCATTGTGGCTTCCCGCCGCGCCGATCAGCACCTTGTCACCGGCGATGTATTCATTCTGTATTTTCAGCGGGATCGTTCTTGTCATGTTTCACGTCCTTTCTTCTGAAAGACGGCGCAGCAAGTCAAAAGGGAAGCGCCCCTCCTGCCTTGCTGCGCCGTGTCACAGCCGTTTTCGTGTCTCGCGGTAGTATGCAGTTGTCAGTTCAGCTGCGCCTTGACCGCCTCATATTCCCGGCTCTTCTGCTCCAGCATCTCCGCCGTCGCCGCGTCCTGCGCCATCGAGCGGCGGATGATGTTGTACACCTCGCGGGGAATGCGGACGTGCTTGCCGCGCTGGATGCGGTACACCTTGCCGTTCCAGCCCACCACAATGTCGTCCTTGTACCGGTCGTCATCCTTGAACGCCCAGAACGGCACCATGCCGTCGTCGGAAGCTTCCCCTGCCGCCATGCCGCGCATAACGGCCTCGGCTGCTTTCGCGGCCTCCTTGGCATCCTCCGCCTCCTTCTTGGCCTGCGCCAGCGCCTCGTTGGCTGCTGCCAGCGCCTTTTCCATCTCCTCCGGAGTTTTCTGCTTCTTGTTGTCAGCCATGCTCATTCCTCCTTGCATTTTGGGTATGCGGAGGGGGAATGACCCCCTCCGCGTTACCGTCAGTTCATAGCGCCGCTCTCAAAGGTAGAGGCGGATTCGATGCGCACCATGTACTGCTCCACCAGACGCTCCGCCACCTTGGTCAGCTTCCAGCCTGCGGTGGCACGCTGATCCAGCGGGTCAGCCGTACCGGCAGAACCGCGCTGCTTGACGATGTGCTGCAAGCCGCCGCCCTCCAGCTCCGTCACGCCGTAGGCGTCTGCGCCGAGGATCAGGGTAGAATACACGTCGCGGCCACTTGCGCCGCCCTCGCCGGGATACACCACCGTGCCGTCGGTCACAGCGGCAGGTGCCGTTTTCGTAGTGATGGTAGCAGCACCGGCAGCACCTGCGGCAGCAGATTCCACCTCCAGCAGATCCTTGCCGATCAGAATGTCTCTGCCGGTCAGCGCCTTGGCCTGCTTGTCGGTAAGCTTTTCCTTGATGGTAATGACCTTCCCGGTCGCGCTCTTGGCGGTCAGGTTGCGGGCGCTTTCCTCGGCGCCGTCCTCGATCTTCAGGGGAGTGGCGTGGAAGATCTTTGCCTCTGTGGTCTCCACAAAGCGCACACCCTCAATCTTGCCGATCTCGCCCTCGTAGATGCCGTCAGGGTCGGAGTAGGTCTTCACATCCACCCACTTCTTGTCGCTCATCAGGTCATAGGCGGTATCGGGATGGATGATACCGGCAAAGTAGCCGTTGATCTTCTGGGCGTTCATGACCTTCAGGGCGCGTACAGCCTTGCGGATGTCGTCCACCGTCAGGTACTTGTTGTTTTCGGCGGTGCTGTCGCCGCCCACCAGCTCAGAGCGATCCTTCGCACCACCGGCGTACACCACGTTGGTGCCGCCAGCCAGCACCTCGCGGGTGATGGTGTCGGCGGTACGGCCTGCCTGAGATGCCAACAGGCGGGTGGCCTGCACCAGGTTGTTGTCGATGGCCGTCAGCTCCAAAATATCGGACAGCTCAACGAAGCCGCCGTACTGCTTGATGGTGGCGCGGATTACGCCCATGCTCAGCTTCTGGCCGGCGGGGGTCACACCTTCGGTCAGAGGCACCAGCGCCTTGGGCAGACTGTCGTACTTTCTAAACTCGATGGTTTTACCGCTGTTCTTGGGGATGGGGTGCTTCTGGCCAAACTGGTCATGGATCAGCTCCGGCTCGGCGAGGTTGATGAGGCGCATAGAGTAATACACCTTCATCTCGTCGCTGAGGTCGGGATCCAGCGTGGTATTGGTGTATGCGTCAAACAGGTTCAGCACCACCGGCATCAGGTACAGGTTTTTGTAAATTGCGTTCATGTAATAGCTCCTTTCCGCATATCGCAGCGGAGCCGTAGGTCAAAAGGAAATGCGTTCGCCTCTTGCTACTCTCCGCTCGATCTCCTCAAAGTCCGCTCTTGTCAGCTTCGAGGGATCCGTTTTTGTAACAAACGCGCTGTTGGAGCTGGTGCCGTTCTCACTGGGACGATTGCCCTTGGCCCGGACGTTATCGGCCACCTTCTTCTCCGTGCTGGCGGCAGCGGCCTGTACCGCGTTGCCCATCAGCTCGTTAAAGTGCAGCACCTTGTAGGCGTGCTCCATCGGTGTACCGGCTTTCAGCAGGTTCACAAACTCATCGTTTTGCAGCTCCTGCACAAGGTCAAAGTTCTGGTACATGGGATTGCCCCTCATGGCCTCCGCCTCCATGTACCACTTCTCACTCTGCGCCCGGATCTGCGCCTCCTGCTGCTGCATCTGCTGGCCGCGAAGCAGCTCGGCGTTCTCCCGCCGCAAACGGCGAAACTCCTTGTACTGCTCCTCACTCATGCCCGCCTCCTCGGCGGCTTCGCTCCAGTAGGCGTGGTCGTTGTCCACGGCCTCCAGCAGCCGCTTTGCGTCCCCGTCCGCGATGCCGTAACGCTCCATCAGCGTATCCAGCACCGGCTGGTAGGACTGCATCCGCTTCTCCGTCTCCCGCGCCTCCTTGAAGCGCCGGTCGATCATCCGCTGTGTCTCTTGGGTGTACAGATCCTTGTACTCCCCGTTGATCAGCTCCCGGAAAGCCTTTTTCTTGGCCTCCAGCGCGTCGGACGTGGTCTCCACGTCCTTCACCTTATCATCAGTCCCGGCGTCGGACTGTACTTCCGTCTGGCTCTCCGCCTGTTTGCCGTACTTGACGTTGGCCAGTGCGCCCGATTTGCTCTGGCGGGTGGTACCGGAGCTTGCCTGTGTCTCGCCCTGTGCGGTGGCAGCTGGCGCCCCATCGCCGCCCTCGCCGTCAAAGAGGCAGAGGGAGATTCTGTAAAGGTACATATCTGTTCCTCCTTTGATTCGCGGGCATATCGCTCCCGTGCAGCGCTCCCTATCCACCCTTGCGGCGGGCGGCGGCTCTTTTGCCGCCGTCACACCGCGCAGGCAGGGAGGAAGTATCTATATCATAGAAAGGGGGCGCGGTCTCCCGCACCCCTAAAACGAAAAATATTTTTATTTTTTTTCGATTTTTACGGAGATCGCCTCCGGCTTTGCCATTTCCAGCTGCAAAAAGCCTATTTCCAGCAGGTCATACAGCCACCTTCCGCCGTGCCAGCGCAGGTACGCATCCCCGCTGTCCAGCCGTTCCAGCGCCAGCTCCGCCTCCTGCGTGTTGTGCAGCCAGCCCGCCGCCGTGTACAAAAGGCAGCTTACCGCCGCACACACGTCAGGGTATCCCGTGGCGTGTCCCTTGCACCTCACGGAGCAGCTGTCCCCGTGATGCAGTGTTACCTCCGTCATACGCTGGGCGTGCTCCGCTTTGCCAATGCCTGCCCGTAGCCGGTCATAGGCGTCTGCGCCTGCATGATACCGCTTGCAAGCTGGCTGGTGTCCTCCGCAGGTGCGCCGCCGCCAGTCTGCGCCGGTGCAGAGCCCGCGCCCTCCTGCGGCATAATAGCGCCCGTCAGCATGGCAATCTGTGACTGCATCTGCATCAGCATATTCAACAGGGTCTGCCCCTGCATCACCTTTTCCCGCACGGTCTGGATGCCCTCGAAGTCCATCATTTCCAGCGCCGTCAAACTGGCCTGCGCGTTGTCAGGATTGAAAAATCCCAGAGAGTACAATTCCTTTGCCCGCTCGTTCTGCTCCATGCGGGAGAAGGGATTCTTTTTCTGTGCCTTGATTTTCAGATCGAACACCGGCTTGCGGAACATCTCATTGCCCATCGTGTCCAGCCCCGTCACCTGATCCTGCAAGCCCGCGTTGTCAAAGTCTACAAACTGATACTCGTTGCCCTCGCCGGTAATGCGAAAGCTGCGGCTTACGTCGTAGAATTGCCGCATCAGCTCCACGCACAGTGTGTTGATCTGGATATAGGCGCGGTAGCTGGCGGCGATCATATCCCGGCTTGCCTTGTTTCCAGCCTCCTGCAAGGCGGCAATCGCCGCTGCCGCCGTCACGTTGGTGGTGCCGCCGGAGTTCACGTCCCGGTTCGCCGCCGTGTCCTTCATCTCCTCGATCTTCATCTGCGCCACCGTGACGTAGATATCAGAAAGCGGCTGGGTGACGATCTCCTTGATCCGCTGGTCGCCGATCTCGCCGTTGACGTGTACCAGAGGGCGATTCCAGTCGATAAACTCCTGCTCGTTGATGGCCGTACTCTCCGACACGAAAAAGCGCTTTTTGGTCGCCATCATCGCGTTTTCCAGAATGTTGGCGCTGAGCTTGTCAATGTACAGCTGGGGGTCTTTGCAGATCGCCACATAGCCGAAGCCGATAGGCGTACCCTTCTCCGGGTACATGACATCCAGAACAACAGGGTACATCCCGTGGTCGTAGAAGCCCCGCTCCCGATACTCCGGATCATTCTCGCTGGCATACAGCAGGGTAGCGCCAACAAACTTGACGTAGTGCAGCGCCGTCCTGCCGCTGGGCGTCTTGACCTTGTAATACCAGTCCACTACCACGCTTTTCTCGCTGGTGTCCACGGTGTCGTCGTAGATGTACTCCTTCACGTCCACGACCTTTCCCTTCTGCTTGCCCTTGAGCTGGGGGTACTCGCTGTCCAGCAGGTCGTTGTCCACCAGATCCACGATAAACAGATTCCGGCTCTTCTGGATGTCCGTGATTCCCGGCTCCCAGAACAGGTTCAAAAGGTCGATGTCCCGAATCTCGATATCTCCCAGCCCGTTGTCCTTCTTGCTGTCCCAGAACACGCCGTACACCGCCGTGCCGTGCTTCAGCTTTTCCCACCAGTTGTCAGAGTATACCTGCTCGAAATGGTTGTACTCCTGCACCACCGGCAAAATCTGGCTCAGCGTCCTGGCGCTCTGCTCGTCGCTCTTTTCCCGTGGCAGCACCACCGGCTCCGGGTAGTTGTCCATCGCGTCCGCGTGCTTATTCTGGATGGTGTTAAACAGCCACGCCGACGTAGGCTTGGGCTGGGGAGGGGAGGAGAGGACTTCTTTGCCGCTCTTGTCCACCAGCTTGGCCTTGCTCTGCCCGATTCCCTCCCAGTGCCGCAGCTCCCACCACAGCTCGTCGTTGACCACCCGGCTCTCCAAATTGCCCTTGCCGCGTTTATACCGCGTCAGCAAGTCAATCCCGCGCTCCACGTCCTTTTCCGTGATAGTGGGCGTGTCGTCCGTCCGCTCCAGCAGCATCGCCGCCATCTCCGGCGGCATACCGTCCTCCGGCACGATGCCGGGGATGCCGTATCTTTCCATATCCTTTTCCCCCTTAATAGGTCTGATAAAATGCGTACCGGCTGGGCCTGTACTCGTCCTCCGTGTCCAGCGGCGAATAGGGCCGCTCCACGATGTGCCCCATGTCCCTTGGCCCGATGGGATTTTTCATGCAGACGTACCGCAGCTGGTCGTAGATATGATCCTCGCCGTCCGTGTCGATGTCCTCCACGTCCGTCTGGTCATAGACCAGGTTCGGCACCGTCCTGATAAAGTTTTTACAGGTGTTGAACACATACAGCATCGGCACGCCGTCTCCGTCGAACGCCAGCCGGTGGTGGATCTGCATCTTGCCGTTGATCCGTGCGTGGTCGCCTTTTTCAAAGTAGACACGCTCCCGCTCCATCAGCGCGCCCACGCTCTCCGTGCCGTCGCTCTGCCAGATCGCCGGGTCGCCCACGCGGTGGATGTCCCGCCCCCGCAGGTTGGGATCATCCGCCTCAATGCGCCGTATCTCCTGCGCTACCTTGGTCGGCTCCCACATCACGCCACGGTTGGGCGTCCCGTTGCAGCCGTAAAACTCGCGGATATGGTACATCCGCCGGTTTCTGTCCACCGCGTACCACCCCACGGAAAACGGGCGGGAATAGCCCCAGTCCAGCCCGCACCAAATCACCCAGTCCTCCGGTATGCGGAACGGCTCGATGACGTGGGTCTGCTTCCTGTCCAGATAGTGTTCCCGGTCGTTTTTCCACTCCGTGAACACCTGACCCTCAAAGCTGTCCCAGTTGCCGTACAGCAGGGCGTTTCGCTCCGCCTCCGGCATACTGGCCAGCCGCTGCACATACAACGGGTCATTCTCCATCAGTATCTTGTTGTCAAACACCGAGGACGGCACGAATATCCGCTGCTGCTGCCCCGTGTGCTTTTTGCCGTCCGGCGTATACCACACCGCCTCCTCTGTGATGGGCTGCATCGGCGGTGCCGCCGTGATAAACCGCTCCTTGACCCACCCGTGACCGATGTTGCCGGGGTTGGCGGTGGAGCGCATATACACCCGCGTCCCCGCCCCGTTGGGACGGTTACGGGATTTCAGGTAGTCGTACTCCTCCTGGGTAAAATGCGTCAGCTCATCAAAGGCGATAAAATCATACGCCTGCCCCTGATACTGTATCTTGTCCTGCGGCCTGTTCATGCTGCCGAACACGATCTGCGCCCCGGACGGAAACCGCCATGTGTGGCTGCTGCCGTTGTACCGCGCCTTGGGATACGCACGGGGGTAGTAATTCAGCGTCTTGTCGATCAGCTCCCGCAGCTGGGGAAACGTCTTGCGCAGGATCAGCGCCTTGTACCAGGGGATATGCACCTGCCGCAGCGCTTCGATGACCAGCGCGTCGCTCTTGCCGCCGCCCGCCGCCCCACCATAGAGGGCTTCGTATTCCGGCCTTGCCATAAATACGGCCTGCCGTTCCTGCGGCTTCCACACGATCTCAGGCATCCGTCTTTACCTCCGGCATCAGCACCACGCCGATCTCCTGCCGGTCTGCCTCCGGCGCTTTCTCGCGCCATCCGAAATTGCAGCTCAGGCTAAACTTCGCCCCATTGGCACCGTCCCGGTCGTACAGCCGCGCCTCTGCGTATTCCTCGCACCGCGCCTTTGCTCGCGTAACCGTGTCCGCGAATTCCGGCCTTGCCTGATAATCAATCAACGCTTGCCGTCCGGTAAAGCCCAATGCCAGCGCCAGCCCCGTGATCGTCGGAGGCTTTGCGTTTATGATGATAGGTATCCCATACTTATCCCGCACCGCGCATCCGTCGTCCCCGATAAACGGCTCTCCTTCGCACGCCTTAAAGTAAGCGTCAATTGCCGCCTGCATCGCCTTTACGCTTTTCCATTTTCTCGGCGCTCCTGCCGGCATACGCTCACACCCTTTCTTTCCTGACGCAGCGGCCTCCCACCACTGGCCTTTGTCATTGCCGCGTCCTTCCCCGGCTTTCGCCTCGCCTGTTGTTTTACACAATCGGTCGGGTGCCACCACGCATCCATACTGTCCTACACAGCGGCTTTGTCCTAAGACAACTGCCACAACACCACATCCACGCCTCGGATTTCTTTCGGCACGGTGGTACCCAGACCAACCACGGAACTTTACAGCCCTGCGCCGGTACGTCGGTCGCATCCGTTCATTTTTACAAGCCGGTGCCAGCCAATACATAAATTCCTTCGTCCTGCCGCTTTCGTACAGCGCACAGGAAAGACCACTTTCGCAGGCTTACGCTCCGTGCGGCTGCAAGGCAAGAGGTCACGCCTATGGTGCAGACGGTTGGACTCGAACCAACGACATACCTCCCGGCGCGGTGCTCTTACCACCTGAGCTACGTCTGCATATTGCCCCATCAGGGCGGAGCCGAAGCCCCGCCCCACCGGGTAGAAAAGAGGAGAAAAGAAATGAATCGGCACGGGCAGGTTGCCCCTGCGTCCCCAGCATAGATTGTCTTTTGCCGCTATGCACCCCTCAAACGGAAAATTTTTTATTTTTTTGATTCCCACTCACAGCAATCCTAATGCGGCCATGATCTTCTTGTCCACTTCCGTCAGTGTAAGCAGCGCGTATTCCAAATCATAATCCATCGGAGGAGGCCCCGGCAAATCGCACTGTATAACATCTTCCGGGAAAAACGTCTCCCGCACGCCCTTACACTCCGCCACGATGTAGCGCCCCTCGGGATGCACATACACCACCGTCGCCTTGCGCACAGGGTACAGATTGTCCTTTGTCGCCCCGGCGCCGGGGAACGGCTCCGGCATCGTCAGAAACCGCGCCCGGATGGTATCACCGGCCTGCATCGCCCCCCGTCCTTTCTCTCGCCGTAGGAGCAGAAGTCCTCCGGCCTGCGCTTCTGCCAAGCCGCTGCGTGTACGTTGCCGTCCGAGTAAATTTTCAGGCAAACGCCCATGTCGTAGTGCATGCAGTCCTTGCAGTATACTACCGGAGCAACATCAGCGGCGGGAAGTTTCAACATATCCATCTGGATAATCGATAGCATCCTATTTTGAGCCACACTGTTCTCCGGTCTACGCATCCGCAAAACAGATTTTACTGCCGCTGCTCGTTTAATGTATTCATCCATTGGCTTATCCTCCCTCGTGGCAATATCCGTTTTCGTCCGTGTCCTTGCTCCAATAGGTGCAGTGCAGGACATTTCCGATCACCACTGATTGATAGCAGTCCTTGCAGCGCACCACGACCTCTGCGTCTACGGTGGGCAGCAGCTCCGCGTACTCCATCACCGACTCGATGCCGTTGATAAAATGCTCGTTGGCGTGTTCTTTGTCACAGCGGTTCGCCCGAATGGGAAACTCTTGCAGTTTGTCACCATCAATCAGCCGCATCGCTGTCACCTCCGTCCATCTTCGCGCCGTTCTCCACAAATTTGCAGACACTGGCCGCACAGGAGAGGCACAGCTGTTTCTCCGCAGAAAACGGTGTCTTAAAATTCACAACGCCATAGTGGTTGAAATCCAGATTCACGCCGTCAACCTCGTAGTCGATCTCGCGCCCACACATATCGCAGAACACTTTAATCATCAGCTATTCCCTCCGTCCATCTTAGCCCCGCAGTTGGGGCAGAAACTATAAGCTTCATAATATGCCTGAAAACGCCTACCGCAGTTAGAGCATATGGCGTTATCAAGCCTGCGCCCTTCAATAACATTCCACCGCCCATGCACTACTGGGGCAACATCAGCGGCGGGAATGCTATGAAAGTCTTCCGCCAAATCGTTGTAGGCATCTGCGTAGATTCCGCTTTCCCCGCCAAGCTCTTCAAACGCTTTTTGGCATTCTTCCGATTGCTCACGGATATAAGCGATTGCCGCCTTGCGGCTTATGCATTCATCCATTGCCGTTCTCCTCCCCATTAAACCACTTCCGCAGTTCGTGAGCGCACGAAACACATAGCTCATAGTCATTGTTGTTTATGTCGTTCTTAACTCGCCGCATACCAGCATAGGTGACGGAGTTGTACGGGTTGATCTCCGCTCCGCAGCGGTCACATACTCTCTTTGTCGCCATTGTCAGCCCTCCTGTTCCATGCTTCGATTGCTTTTGCTTCCAGAGCTTTGTCCGTCGTAGCCCAGTCGGGAGGCTGGGTGCATTGTGTCCACAGGTCATTCATGACGCGACCACCAACAGCGCCACCACGCGCATGGCAGGTGTTGCATCGGACAGAGAAAGTGTGCATTTCTACGCGCATATCAAGCCCATTCCACCCGGCAAGCCGCGACTTTCGTTCTGTCTTGAGTTTTGCGCCGCCGCAGAACGAGCACGGTTTTAATTCAAGCATCCTTCATCGCCTCCAATGCTTTCTCCGCATCCTTGCGTGTCAGGAATACGGTCTTACCGATTTCCCCGGCGTTTATACCTGACAGCGATTTCCAAACAAACCCCTCTACAATGTCCCACTCGATAAACAAGCCGAACAATTCCACGCGGATGGCTTTAACTTTATACACACTGATTGTTTTTCGCCCCGTAACTTCATAAAGCTTGTCGCCAACCCTACACGGCAGCACCGCCACGCGCTCGTCCTTGTCTGCCTCCGCCAGCTCTCGCAGTCGGTCATAGCTGCAAAGGCTTTCCAAATCAGCAAGCCGCATAGGCTTCAGCGCGATCTCGTCCGCCTTTTCCTTCGGCAAGACTTCTTCCGGCTCGCATTCGCTATCCTCGTAGGCGGCGAGGCGTTCGCATATCGTTTTATCAAACAAACAGTCTTTGAATTTGCACCCGTTTCCGTTGCACGGTTCCTCAAAGCAGCGCGGGTAATATGCGTGTCCGGTGTCACTCCTTCTCGTCAGTCGTTCCATCACTCCGCCTCCTGCATCCAGAACTCGCGGCGACAACCGCCACACTTATCTGCGCTGCAATTTTGATGAATTGTTGTATCTATGTAACTGGGGCAAATCTCGACAATGCCACAACAATCCAGTTGTGCCTCCGGGTACTGCTCCAGAAACACACTCTGCCGTGTCTTTGGAGGATGTGCAGCAGCCCATTCCTCGGTGTTCTTCACAATTTGCGCCGCATCCACGCCCCACACCTCACTCATGGTGCCGCACATTCTGTTTCGCTCCTCGATAAACTTCACAGCGTCCATTTACTTCTTCTCCTTTTCCGCAATGCTCTTGCACAGCTCTCTCCAGCAGTCCTTATGCACCGTCATGCGTACCCACCAGCTTTCGTGGAAACTGTGTGTAAGCCGCTTCACCTTGTACTCGCTGGCTTCGCTGTCGCATTCAATTTCCTTTTTGCAAATATCGCAAAAGACCTTGGTCATCACATTTCCCTCCATCTGCACCCGTCACAGGCGCCCTCGTGTGCGTGTTTGTACTTCCCGCAGTATTGGCACAGCTCGTTTTTCATGGCGTGCAGTTCGCTTTGCTCCTCCTCCACCGCCACGGCCTTGGCAAACTGCGCCAGTCCCTCGCTCATCTTCTCGATCTGCGCATCCCGCCGCAAAACGGTGTCCCGCAGGGCGGCGTTTGCCTGCGTCAGGGCCTCGATGTGCCGCTGCTGGTTCTCGATCAGGTCAGCGGCATAAACCTTAATTGCGTCCTCGCACCCATCTTTCGGCACGGCAGGGCAGGTTTTACAGCAATCCGGGGATATGCTAACACAGCACCGCAGAGCGTTCACGATCTCATCTCTTGTCATGTCATTCCTTCTTATCCCAGCTCGCACGTCATCATGCCACCTTCGCAAATGTCCACGATGTGTTCGCACAATTCTTTGGGGATAACAGATCGTTCCATACTCCCCTTTAACCCCTGCGTCCCTGTCTTTGCCCCTCTCGGCGCGGCCACATGACACAGATCTCCATTGTGACATGGCGGCTTAAACCCAGGATCTGGGTGATTTGTCCAGATGTCCGTCGGCTTCATTCGCGTATCTCCGTACTGGCAGTACGTGACCGTATACCTCGGCAAGCCCTGCATCCATGTCATCTTCCGCAGGCCGCCCCTCGGGTTCTCGATAAACCAATACGCGGGTGACAACGCCAAGATCAACCGTAGAACGTGCTGGTCTACCTTGTCGCAGAACTTCGCATAATCGCTTACAGGGTCAAGGTTCCCTGTTTCTTCGTTTTTGCGCCGGTGGTGGCTTATTGCCGCGATGGAAAACGTTGTGCAATCTGGACTGGCCCATATCACGTCCGGTCTGCCAAACTCCCGGATAATGTCGTTGGCTGTGACGTTCATAATATCTGCGTATAAATCGATGTTTTCAAACCGCTTGTCCCATTCGATGGAAAACACTTCGTGCCCACGCGCTTCAAACGCTTTGCCAATGCTCCGTGTCCCGGCAAATAACTCCAAAACTTTCATATCAATCTCCAAACACCACGCCGCACTCGTCCTTCAGCACGTCCTTGATGTGCTTCCGCTTGATGCGGCCCTCGTTGATCTCCTGTGTGATCTTTTCCAGACACTCGTACAGATACGCGATGCTGTGCGTGTCACGGCTGTCCGGTGTCTCCTCCTGAACGTGCCAGCCGCACTTGTCAATGAGCGCCATTGCCACTATGTCCATGCACTCCTGCGTACCTCTGCGCTTGCCGTCCATAAAAATCCGGTCGTCCCTGCTCAAATGCTGCTTGCCCATCACTCGCCCTCCTCCAGACGCACCACCTCGTAGCAGCCGTAGCTGCCGCCGTGCCGGAACGCCTTACAAATCGCCGCACGGACATTCTGATATTTTCGCCCGGACAACTGCGCCAGCTCCGCCGTGGTCGTACCCCACCAGCGGGGCAGGCGGTACTTATCGCGGGTGACGATCATGTATACCGTGGTCATGCTCACACCTCCCGGATGGAAAATCCGTACCGATTGCGGAACAGCTTCGCTTTCATGGCATACTCCCGCGTCCGCACACCCTTCACGTCCTCCACCACCGGAAGCCAGTACCGCCGGCCGTAGCTGTCAGGAGCCGTTCTGCGCTCGTACACGAAGTCCGCGATGTAGTCGATACTTTTCACCCGTTCGCCCTCAAACGTCGTATACGCCTCTTGCAAGCAGTACCGCACCTGCAATTTCAGCCCCCGTATCTCCCCGGCCTTTTGCAGCAGCATCAGCGCGTCGTAGCGCTCCGCCTCCTTCTTGCTGTCAAAGGTCAGCTTGCCGCGCCGCGTCTTCTGCGCCTTGTACTTGCTTGGCTTTCGCATCTTCTCCATGACCTGCTTCTGTGCCGCAGGCCCCAGCCGCATCAGATCCTCACTGTTCATCCAACAACCCTCTTTTCTCCAGTCCGCGCCTGCTCATGGTGTAGCGCTTGACCGTCGTCATTTTCTGCGCTTTTCCGCAGCGCTGGCACACGCCCTGCGCCCAGCCGTGGAACGCTGGCTCGATGATGTAGTCCGCCGCCATCTCCTGCAAACAGGCCACGCACAGCCGCGCTCTGGCCACACGCCAGATGCCTTTATCCATCCAGCGCCTCCTTGGCCTCCTGCCACGTCATCCCGTGTTCCCGTGCATAGCGGGAGATACGGCCCAGCTTGCGCTCCTTGTGGACGTAATCCCGCATCCAAGCAAAACGCTCCATCGTGTCTGGCGTTTCCTCCGGCGGCTGCTCCTCCTGCGGTGCAATGCCCATCGTGATATCCGCCACATCGGGGAAAAATTTATTGCGTCTGGCATAGGCGACGGCGGCGGCTCTTACGTCCGCATAGCCGTATGGCTCTAAGGCGATCTCCCATGCCAGCTTCATTTTTGTCGTGACCTGCTTGTTCGGCCAGAACTGCGAAAACAAGGTAAAAAGCTTCTCAACCTCGCATCTGTCCATTTCTTCCTCCTCCTCCGGTAGTGCATACTCCCGCCGCCGTAATATATAACATTCGTTCTCTTACTCTCCCTCTCTCTCTTACTCTCTCTCTTTCTCCCCCTCTTTCTCCTTACGCATTTGTTTCGCGTTTGTTGTGCGTTTGTTATTCGTTTGATTATGATTTGTTCTGGCGGTTGGCGGCTTTATTTCTGCCGCTGTCCAGTGTGGGGCGAATCAAATTAAACGCGACACTGGCGGCGGGGGAGAGACTGCTGGACGGTTCTGTTTCGTTCAGCGCATAGTCGCAGATCGCCAGAAGGATCTCCGCCTGCTGCTTTTTGGGGAGAGGCTGTATCGCATCCCAGTAGGAGCTGTAAAACGTGAATTGTTTGCGCTTCACACCGCCTCACTCCTTCTTCATCGCCCCGATGACGTACACGCCGCGCTCCTTGTCCAACGCCACCTGCACGGTGTAGTCTATCAGCGCCTGCGTCACCAGCTCCGCAGGGATCTCCAAATGGTAGCCCCACAGCGTGTCGCAGTCCTCACGCTTCTCGCCAAACTGTACGGCACAGGCGGCGTAGTGCGCATCCACGCCGCGCTTAAACGCCTCGATCACGCTCTCCGCGTCCTCGATGTGCTGCCGCTGGCGCTGTACGATGTTTTCCAGGTGCCGATTCTGCCGCCGCAGACCCTTGATCTCATCCTGCATCTTTCCCATTCTTTTCTTCCTTTCTCTCGTACTCGTCCGTCAGGTGCCGTGCGATAGTGCAATGCTCCCACGCACCGGCACAAAATTGATTCATGAAGCGGGATGCCGCGCCGCCCGTATCAAAGCTGACGCGGCTACCGCCCTCGCAGCAGACCCGCCGTTTCTCGCTGCTGGTAAAGTAGGGGCAGGTGTACCGCTTGTGCCAGTAATCCATGCCGCTTACCCCTCCCATCAGAACGGCAGGTCGCCGTCGTCCTCAATCTCGGTAAAGCCGGTGGGTCGCGCCGCGCCGCTGTCCGCGTCCTTTTTGGCATCGCCAAAGTAGATGTTGCCCGCCAGCACCTCGGCGTTCCGTCGCTTGTTGCCGTCCTTGTCCGTCCAGTACCGCAGCTGAAAGCGCCCCTCCACCACGGCCATGCGGCCCTTGGAGAAATACTTGGATACGAACTCGGCGGTGTTGCGCCACGCCACAACGTCAATAAAATCCGTGTCCTTGGTGCCGTCCGCGTTCTTAAAGTCCCGGTCTACCGCCAGCGTGAAGATGGTGACGGCGGTGCCGTTCTGCGTCCTGCGCAGCTCCGGGTCACGGGTCAGGCGTCCCATAATGAAAATCTTGTTCAGCATTACAAATCTCCTCTCATAAATAGCTTTTTCCGAACTCACGGCGGACGTCCTCCTCCGTCCAGCCCTGTTCCTCCATCGCCTTGAGCTGCCCGTACCGCCTCAGACGCCGCATCTGGTCGCCGTTCTTGTGTACCGCGCCGCGCCCGTTCCGGTGGCAGCGATTGCCGCACAGGTACACCACAAGGCCGTACTTCTCGCTCTTCTTCCGGTTCGCGCCTCCGAGGATGTGGTGCCGCTCCAGCGGGTCACTGGGGTCATTCCGACCGCACAAAAAACACCTCTTGTCGTTCATACGCTCACCTCTCCCCACCGGCTCACAAGGGCATCCAGCTCTCGCGGCGTCATGATCTCAATGCCGACATCCCGGCAGTCCTGCACGATGGCGTCTATCAGCCGCGCCATCTGCTCCGTGTCGTATACGGAGCTGCCGTACCAGACGGTCACGTTTACGCAGCCCTTGAGCTTGCTGGGGCCGGTATCTGCCATCCAGCCGATACCGTTCCGCTCCCAGCTCCGGCAAAACGCCTCCGCCGCCTTTTCCCGCAAACACAGAACCTCGCTGACACCGCTGATGCTCTGTATCTCCTGCCTGTACACCTTCTCCCGCGACACGCCGTAGTGCGCCGCCAGCTTGTCCAGCAGAACCCATGCGTAGGCATTTGCATCCAAGCTCCTGCCCTTGCCCTTGATGGTGGCGGTGTAGTCTTTCCCCGGCTTTATGATGTCGCACAGCTCCATCGCCGCGTCCGGCGACTTCACCCGCAGGCAGAGCCACGCGCCCTCGCTGTCCTGCGACCAACGCACCGCGTTAACCGTTACCTGCCGCATGGTTGTTTTTCGTTTTCATGCAGGCCCAGCACAACCGCTTGCCGTACTTCTTTACCGAGTTCTCTACGATCTCGTTGGTGGGATACACACGATCCCCGCACTTTACCGCCTTGATGGGCAGTCCGCAGCACTCACACAGCACCGGTGTCTCCTGCTTGCTCTCCGGCTTGTCATACTTGCTCCTATCCGCCTCCCAGTACACGTCCGCTCCAAATCCAAGCGCCTTACAAGCCACAGAGATAGCGTCCGTCAGCGCCATCTTGAAGCACTCGTCGGAGGTATAAGGCCCCTTCGTCTCCTTAGCGACAAACGCACTCCCGCCCGTGCCGGGGATCGCGTCAGACCACACGCCGTCGGCCTTTACAAACAGGTCAATGTCCAGAAATGCGGCTACTTCTCCATTCGCGCCCTGCTCAAGCCGCTTGTCAGTGATGACGTATTTCCATCCAAAGCCGCAGGGTCCGAACTTCTCTGTCAGCGCCTTAATGCGCCACATGGGGTTGATATCGGTCTTGCCCTTCAAGCGGCCCGCCTCGATGCGCCTTTTTGCGCTGTCCGGCACATTGCGGACTTCGTTGTAGATCGTCAGGTTATCCATCACCTCACCCCCATGTTCGACCGCTCACACAGCTCCGCGCCGGTCACGGCCATGCCGGACTTGAGCAGCGGCGCAATGTCCGTCTTGCTCACCGTCGGCTGGGCATAGGTAATCTTGCCGTCGTAGCCGTTGTCCATGCACCACCGCACCACCGCGTCCATGTCGGTGATCTCCACCGCCGTGCTCCTGCGGTATGTCACGGCACACTTGGCCGTCTGAAACGCCGCGCCGCCTAGCGCTTTCTCTGCGTAGTCCAGCAGCTTCTCCCGCTTGCGCTCCAGCTCCTTGCGGCGGTCAGCAAGCTCCTTTTCCTCCTCGCGGATGGCCTTCGCCTCCGCCGCCAGATTCTTTGTCCAGCAGAGTACGCCCTCGATTTTGGCGTCCCGCGCCATTTGCAGCTCCTCGAACGCATCAAAATCCAGCACCTCGCCGGTCTCGTGGTCGATCAGGTTCTCCAGTTCCTGGTCGATGTGATACAAACTCATACTCATTTCTGTTCCTCCCATGCGTCCACCGTCTCAATGCAAAACTCGCATCCAACGATGACGCCGTCCTTGTTCTTGTGGTAGGTGTCCGTCTCCTCCCCGCACACGGGGCAGACGGGCATATCGTAGTCCTTCGGCTCTAAGGGCCGCTCCGGTTCCCAATACTGCATCACGCTTCTCATACCGGTCGCCCCGCCGCTTTCAGCACGTCCCGCATCGGCTTTCGCGCCTTGAGGATGGACATGGCCCGCGCCGTGTCCCGCTTGTACTGCCGGTACAGGTCCCCCAGCTCCTCCGTCTGGTAGTATCCCTCGCCGTCGTTGCAGATCATCACGCCCTGCCGCTTGGCTTCGCTGACGGCCTTACGCATCATCCGGTCGGAGGTCTGCATCGCCGCCGCCAACTCCGCACGGCTGATGGCGTTTCGCCGCCCGTGGGGGATCAGTGCCGCAATGCGCTCCGTTTCCGCCGTCCGTTGGGGGATGTCGGCCTTGTCCTCGTCGCCGTACAGATATGCCCGGCTGGTACGCAGTGCCGCCTCCAGCGCTGTCAGCACCTCTTCCGTGGGCAGACACACGCCGTTTTCAAACCGGCTCACCATGCAGGTGTCGATACGGGGATCCACCAGCTTCAGCACACCGCTGACCGCCTCCTGCGTCAGCCCCAGCTCCAGCCGCCGTTCCTTCAATCGGTTCATTACTGCACCTCCACCCATTCTCCGTTCTTAACGGTGTACCACACGCCGGGTTTCAGCGTTTCACCATCCACAATGGCGGACAGAATGGAAGCGATCTCTCCGTTCGTATTTCGCTCTACGCAGACAACGGCGTTTCCAATCTCTCCCATTACGCGCCCATAAAGGCCAGTAGCCATAGCCACACAACCTTTTCCGGTGGCGGATGCTGCGCCTCTCTCGCCGGTGGCGGATGCTGCGCCGCTCTCGCCGGTGGCGGATGCTGCGCCTCTCTCGCCGGTGGCGGATGCTGCGCCTCTCACGCCGGTGGCGGATGCTGCGCCTCTCCAGCCGGTGGCGGATGCTGCGCCGCTCTCGCCGGTGGCAGATGCTGCGCCTCTCACGCCGGTGGCGGATGCTGCGC